TATGATTCCAAGTCATATTTTTTGCCCAAACGACGATTGTAAGCAATTTGGCCGGGACTTCCTCTATACATAAAACGGAAGTAATTAGGATTTTTAATATCGAATAAAACAGTAAAATCGACCCATCCATCATACATTCCATTTTCGTCCATGCAATGGAAACTCGCTTCCGCCCGGATTCTTGTCCGGGTTGAAAATGAGAGATGCCATTCAGAATCTATACCGGAACCATGAGGCAAAACTTCAGCAACCAGTTCCAAAACTTTTTCCTTTACTGCGGTGAGATATTTGTTTTCATGAATTTTAGTCATTGTGAAATCCTCCTTGTATTAGGTTAATAAAATTGATTTACCTCATCAGTACGAGAGTAATCAACTCTCGTAGACTCCCGGAGACCGGGAGTTTCGGCGGTTATTGATTATTTACTTCGTCGATCAGCATGATTGCGAGATTGTATTTTCCTAAAGTTACTTCCTTCATGTGACCGTAAAAATAATCAATAACTTCATGATAACGAAAACAAACCAACATCCATATGGGAACACGCCATTTCAGAGCAAGAAATGTTTCACTTTTTTCAAGTTGAAAGCTTTGATGTCCCGCCGCGGATTGTTTTACTTCGTTTCTGAACTTCTCAAAAAAATCAGCCATTCCGCCCGGATTGCCACCGTTATGACAGCGATCCATAAGATAAGCGGTAACAGCGAGGTGATCTTTTTCAGGAACGTTGGAAATACGAACGCAAGAAAGAAGTAATTTAAACTTATCGCTTTTATCGTTCGCATAAAGATAAAGACCTTTGTTATCTTCGCCACCAAATTGTCCAAAGTCAGCTAAATGAATCAGTTTCGTAAATACTTCACGATTGAAATTTGCCATGATAAAATCCTCCGTTATATAGTTATTATTTGGCTACCTCATCAGTACGTGGCAACCACACCACGCAGACCGGGACTTTGAGAGCTCCCGGTTTCGGATTAAGCATTTTCGATATCGAAGCAGATGTCACGCTTCAACTGGGCAAGCCTGGCAAGTCTTTTCATACCGTATTCTTTTGCAGCAATACGAAAAGATTCAAGCTTAACCAAGTTGGTCATCTTGTCGATACGATCACTTAACTGTCCATCGTCCATGGAAGTAATACGTTTAACAGCATGAGCGATAGAATTTTCAGTCACTTTAGTCGAAAGAATTTTTGCGATGTTAATTGTGTTACTCATAATAAAATCCTCCATTATTTAGTTATTAACTTCATTTGGCTACCTCATCAGCACCGACCAGCCACGGCCAGTGGACTGGGCCAACTAAAAGCCCAGTTTCGGTTTACTTTTGGTAATGTAGATAAACTAAGAGTTTTTGTTCGACAAGTAATAACGCGATGTGAAGCGTTATATTACTTGACCAGATTTGGAACGCGGTTTCTTTTTTCGTTTCCGTATGGATCGCTCGTAATTGATACTTTTTCATTTTTCTCTCCTTAGAAGATTACTTTTTTAAACAGTTTAATTTGAAGGTTTAAAAACCATTGGAAATGATACCAGCGAGCTAAACGAACATTGGATTCAACATCGATATTGGATTCAACATCGATATTTGAACTATTACTTTTGGTAATTTTCTTTTTCATTATAGCCTCCTAAGCCATATATAAAACAGTTGAAAACAAAGTAAAACACGAAATCGCGATAACAAGTAAAATCTTTTCATTCTTTTCTAACATTTAAAACCTCCGTTATATAGTTGTTTGACTACCTCATCAGTATCCAGCCATCACACTGGATAGACATCTAAAAGATGTTTCGGAAAGTAAAAAGAGGAGCGAACCCGAAGATCCGCTCCCCAAGGCTTTAACCATTTAAAGGAGGAGGATTAAGCAATGCACGTTCCTGCGTAATTACTAAATTTCATTACGGTATATTCCGGTATTGGATTCGCATGAGTACTTAAAACAGACACACGATCTTGCAGCTTTAATGTCTGCAGGGTGGAGCTGATTGATTCCGCCGAATCACCTATAAACAAAAAGATCAAAGATGCGAAATTATCTTTTCTCCCCGACCTCCCAGTTCTAAAACCAGGAGCCCGGACCTTTAGCATTTTAGCCGTCGCCTTATTCTTCACGGTTATAACAAGAATCCGAGGATTGATTCGGAAAGTGGAACGTGACTAACTTTTGATAAGTTAACTCGTAGCCAATAGTCGAAACCATTTAGCTCGTAATTTTCTTATCACAGATTGGGGTATTGTAGAGTAAATTTTCTTTTTAGCGTTGGACACAAAAGTAATCTAAAAACGCATGGCTATTATCAGACGGTATAGGATAATCCATCGCCCTGGAAGCCTTTATAGAAAAAGTTGAACCTGATTCCAAACGTGAAGCTTTTAACTTTCCACGCCCAGTTTCGAGAACAATCACCTTGGCAGCATTGTTATAAACCGATTCCTCTGACAAAAAGTGTTTATCCCAACTGATCCAATTTCGCAATTGAAGTAAACATTGGGATAAATATAAAACGGCCAGGAAGTAAAAAGAAAAGAAAGGGTTTAAAACTTTATGCTATTGAAATTTTTAACCGCTCCTTTGCACAGTAACTATTTTAAGTCCGCATAATTCCGATGTATTTAAACAAGCTTAAAATTAATTAAGCGGGAATCCCACATTAAACCAAATACTGTGTTTAAAAACCATCCCAGAGAAGCTTAAATTTTCAACCGCCTTATGTCAAAGATGATGCCCGCCGACTATGTGAGCCCGGTCATTGTTTTTGTTTTGTTTTTAAACCCCGTTTTCTGAGCCTAAAAACCGGCGGTTTTGCATCTGAACCGCCTATATATATGATAACACATGGGGGTTATATGACAAGCTTTATATGCCCTAAAGGGCATATATATTGGCTAAATTGAACTATATAAATAGCTGCCTGGATGCCCCGACCTCGTAGGTCTGTGTGCCTGTTTGTGGGTCCCCTATTCCTATGGATTAGGTCAGGTTATAGATCCACGGTTCTACTGGGCTTAGTGCGCATTGTGCCAAAAAGCTCCTAAACTGCCCTTTTTGGCCTTTTAAACTATATGCCCATTTGACCTTTTTTGACCTTTTTTGCAGGTGTTTCTGGCCAGCCCTCGTGTGTCAAGGGTTTAGGTTGAGTTTAAACTCCACTTAGATCCACTGAAACCGGGGATCTATAAAATCCTGCCCTGAGAAATATTTTTTTGGCTTTTTTTGTCCAGAACTGCATATTTGGCCAACTGACACAAAGTAACACGCACCAGTGCCCCTATCCATAGGGATCTGCTGGGCTAAAAATACCTGCCCATAAGTGACTGGAGTTTCATCAAATATCGACGTAAATTAGGCTAAAATAGGCTAAAAAGGGGCAAAACAGCCCACACCAGCCGTGAGTCTATGCCACGGTTATAAGTGACTGTTTTAACACAATATATGGATATTTTAGCCTATTTTAGCTTATTTTAAGGCCAAAAACAGCCCACTGGGTCAATGCTGGCCGCGACTATAGGCCACTATAAACAGGTTAAATATATATAGGCTAAAAACGGCCCAGTAGACCCAGCTATATCAAGGCTCCGCTGGGCTAAAATTAACCGTTCCTAAACTATAAATACCGCCTATAAAAGATCACTTGACTAAACAGGTCCGCGAAGATTGGAAGAAAAGAAAACAAGTGTAATAAAGGCTTGTCAGGGTGATAGGTTGTGAAGTAAAATTCTTTTATTTAAACCAAATTCGGATCCAATTAAAAGTGAAGTAAATAATGTGAGAATAATAACCCGTAGAAATAGAGATAATCATCCAAGGCGTAAAATAAGAAGGCGATCCAGAAGTAAAGGAGCGCCGACCAAATTTACTCGAAGACGGAAGAATATCATTTATAATGGTTTAAGAGCGAGGTTGCCATTGGAAAGATGTTGCGATTTAGCAGGGATAAACTATACGACTTTTAGGACTTGGATGAAAAAAGGTCGAGAAAGTGATTCGGGGCTTCATCGCAATTTTCGTTTAAAAGTCAAGTGTATTCAGGCCGATTTGGAAAAAGAAGCATTAAATGTTATCCGAAAAGCACAATCAGGTGGAGAACGAATAAGAGAGACAAAAATTGAGATAGAATCGGGTTGGAAAGGTGACATTAAAAAGGTGACAAAGTCAAGTAGGACCCGTCCAAGTGTTTGGCAAGCTGCGGCTTGGTATCTTGAACGCCGTCATCGTGAGACATATGGCAGGGATCCAATTAATCCTGACGAAGAAAAGTCGGCTGAAGAGTTCGCAAAGGAAATTAAAGAGGCTGCGGACGCAATGTTTCAAACTGTTCCAGCGGAGGCTTAATTGAGACAAGCGTTAGAAAAAGTAGAAGTATTATCGGATCGCTGGTATCCATTAGATTACCATCCAACTCAAGCTGAATTATGGAATTCCACATCCCGCTTTAACGTTGTTCCAGCTGGCCGTCGTTCTGGGAAAACCGAAATATCAGGAAAACGGAAAGTAATTATAAAGGCGTTACAAGGCGATCCGAAATATCCTGATTATAACATCTTCGTAGCAGCTCCCACTTTTAATCAAGCAAAACGAATCTATTGGTCTGATCTGAAAAAACTCTCCCCGAAACATCTTATTAAAAGGGTTCGAGAATCCGGGCTTTCCATCGAATATATTATGGGAAGTACTATCCAAGTTATGGGTATGGACAAGCCCGAAAGAATAGAGGGATCTCCTTGGAATCATGGTGTCCTGGATGAATATGGAAACATGAAGGAGCAGACATGGCCAGAACACGTTCGCCCTGCCCTTGCTGATCGCAATGGGACATGTGACTTCATTGGTGTTCCGGAAGGTAGAAATCATTATTATGACTTGTGGAAACGGACCCTTAGTGATGACACTGGGTTGTGGGCTGGCCATCACTGGATAAGCGCAGATATTTTACCTGCTGACGAAATAGAACAAGCGAAAAGAGATCTGGATGACTTAACTTACCAACAGGAATTCGAAGGATCATTTGTTCTTTTCGCAGGAATGGCTTATTACAACTGGAACGAAAAAAGAAATGCTCAACCGTGGGCTCAGCATTATAATCCGAAAGGAGATCTAATTTTCATGTTGGATTTTAATGTTGAACCAGGAGTTGCGGCTGTTGCACAGGAAATGAGAAGTTATATTCCGGGTCAACTCGCTATTGTCGGAAAAAGTACTACCGCGATTATCGGAGAAGTTTATATTCCACGGAACTCTAATACGATAAGGGTTTGTAATAAGCTCGCAGAAGACTGGGGAGAACACAAGGGAAATGTCTTCTGCTATGGGGATTCCACAGGAGGAGCTGGAGGAAGCGCGAAGATCGCGGGCTCCGATTGGGATTTGGTGAAGAAAGTTCTATTTCCGGTTTTTGGCGAGCGCTTACATTTTAGGGTTCCGGCCGCAAACCCACGCGAGAGAGTCAGAGTCAATTCGGTCAATTCTCGGTTGAAAAACGTTCTGGGCGAATCCTATTTAGTTGTTGATCCCGGAAAGGCTCCGCATGTAGTAAAAGACTTTGAAGGCGTAAGATTAATTGTGGGCGGAACGGGAGATATCGACAAAAAGGCCGATCCTAAGTTAACTCACTTGTCCGACGCGGTTGGTTACTATATCCACAGAGAGTATCCTGTCCGTCGTTATGTGGCTTCCACTGAAAAACGTTTTCTCAAGGCAGCATAAGGAGAAGTGTTATGGCAGTACGGATGAAAAGGAAATCACGAATTACATCAAAACAAAAGTCGGCTCGTAGAAAGAATATGGCGCTTGCCAGGAAGTCAAAAAAGGACAATAAAAAGAAGATTAAGAAATCGTTGACTGGTAGACCTCAAATTACGACAAGCAGATCTGGCAAAAGAACGAAATGGACAAAGGGAGTTCCACGACCCACTGGACCCAGGAAACGAAGAAAATAAATCGCAAAGGAGCTGATTACTATTTCTGATTCTGATCGGGTATGGAAGTTTCAAGGCAGTATAGTTATCTTCGTCATAATCGTTTACTCTATTGTTTTGATCTATAAAGTAGTCAACTGGAAAGCATTGTATATTTGGTTAAAACTTCTAAAATTCTAATGATGATTACGGTCTGTCCAAATTGCGGGTTACAACATAAAGTCAAAACGAAAGTATTTAATATTAACGATTCAACGGTAACGGAACCAAATGTTGAAAACAACTTATCTTCATATAACTTTGCTACACACGATTGGGACTTCTCAAATGGGAGAAATCCAATTTGTGTCAAGTGCAACCAGACCCCACAGGACCTGGGTTTCTGGTCAAATGGAAGTGAGGATATTTTAAATGAGTGGAAACGAAGACCACAAGGATGGCGAAAGCCTTGCCCAAGAAGATAAAGTAGTAAATATCTATGAGGGCAGCGATCCAATACTTCAAGAGGATATTGTGTTCCGTCAGGGAAAAGATGGAGAACAAGTAGTCCATCTTTTTGACGATTTGCAATCTATTGAAACATTGAAGACAATCATTAATAAGATCAAAAACGATGAACTGCATAATTTCATCGTAATTGCTCAACATAAAAATAACGAAGAAGAACGAGAAGCGACAGGACAAGAGAACGGAAATACCTTTTACTTCTATGGCAAAGATACATGTACTACATTGCTCGGCTTGGCTCAGCGGATAACGCAAATTATTGGCAACTTTATGGACACTTAATAATGGCAAAAGGAACATACCCTGAAATTACCGATGGCGGAAAGTTTAATGTAGATATTGATAATGAATATCTTCGTTTTGCTTGTTGCAGTTGTGGTCATGTCCATATATTTGTTATCGACAGGGAAGAAAAAGGAAAGTGTAAAGTAACTCTGGATAGTGATCGAAAAGGAACCGCACAATTAAGGAGACACAATTTCGGGAGTCTACAAAAGAAGAATCCCACAAAATGGGATATAAAGAGGAAGAGATGAACCCGTTCGACGAACACAGAAACATCCAACCTGTTGATGATCATAATAAATCACATGCCATCGCAGAAGTACTACAAATGGTAAACAGCGATATGGTTTATTGTTGTCCTGATTGCGATTATTCATCTTTTTATCTCATTGCGGGGACTCGCAATCTGGAGTCGTTTGCTGGGTTCCAGTGTGCCAATGAAGATTGTCAACTGTTTTTTAAGTTCCCTAAAATTATATCAAGAAAAAAAGTACTTATCTACAAACCCGAATTAACGGACGATAAGAAAGAAGTCAAATTTTATAACACGTATGAAGGAGAAGAAGATGATGATTGATGATGTATACAAACCAAAGTCAGACAAAGAATGGCAAGCAGAAAATGATGCCAACACTCTTGCGAGAGCAAACTTAATTACTTCGGATGCAGAGAGATTAAGTGCCGCGCAAGATGCAGCTGCTCAAATGGCTGAGAAAGAAAAAGAAGAAGCGGCAGCAATGACTAAGGTAGCAAAAGGCCAAAAGACCAGACCGGCCCGAGAAGGAACAGGTCAATCACCTTCAAGAGATTTCAATGTGTTCGAAAAGATTTAAGTCAAAGAGGGAATAGCTCAGTGGTAGAGTGCCGGCTTTCCAGGCTGGATGTCGTAGGTTCAAATCCTGCTTCCCTCTCTAATAAGGAGGATGTTATGGCAAAACGGAAGATGACCGCATCAGAACGGCATTTTATGGGTAAGCCGAAGAAGATCAGTGCGAAACAAAAATCAGCTCGCAGGAAGAATATCAAAATTGCACGGAAGTCAAAGAAGGGAAGAGGAAAAGGGAAGAAGCGGACAAAGAAACAAGAACGTGATAATATGTTTTCCTCCAGAGAGAAAAGAGTATTGTCTTGGATCAAAGCGAATAGGTAATAAGGGAGGTGATCTTATGCCTAAAGGAACAAGGGTCCACAGGTGAGTGCTAAAAAAAACCCGTAGGGGTATGGGTAAAACGTCAGCGATTAAGCTCTGTCAGAAGTCAACTGGTCAGAGTTATGCGACAGGAAGGAAGTCAAGAAAAGGGAGGAAGTCATAATGCCTAAAAAGAAAAAAGCGACCCTGAAACAATGAGTGGCTAAACGTCTTCGACGTGGAGGGTCGAAAAAAGCAGCAACAAAACATTGCAAGCAGTCAAGAAAATAAAAAGGAAGAACAATGCCTGAGCCTAAACAAAAATTAAAGATTGGGGATTTGAAAAAGGTCCATAAGCTATATGCACTGAATAGTGCGGAATGGCGATTCTTGTTAGCAGCCTATGAGGGAGCTAAAGAATTACTTCGACTCGGCTTTCTGGAAAAACACGAACGGGAAAGTCAAGATAATTACGAACGAAGATTAAAAGAAGCATATGGTTTTAGCTATTCCCGTTCCGTCGTGGACCTTTTCAATTTCTATCTTTTTAAGGAACCTGTTAAACGGGAATACGGAAAGCTCAAAGATGATAAACTGTTTGAGCTGTTTCTAAAGGACTGCAATCTTTATAAAGATGCATGGGATGACTTCTTGACGAACGTTGACTTGTATGCTTCCGTTTGTGGTTTCATGGGATTGCTTATCGACAAGGCTTCTGTTGTCTTCGATAATAAACAGCAGCAATTAGAAGCAGAAGTATATCCCTATATCGCTGCATATTATCCAACCGCAATACTGGATTGGGACTTTGATCGAGACGAATATAACAGGCCGTTCCTTGCATACTTAAAGCTTCTTGACGACGACGGCCAGTATAGGCTCTGGTGGCCGGACAAATTTGAAATATGGGAAATACCAGAAGATGATCCTGATGAACAGGATGATCAGGGTGAAGACAAACAAACCGAAGTCGACGATGAGAAAAATGCGACCTTTATAAAGGGAGGGGTTAATCCATTAGGGGAAATACCTTTTATATGGCTGTACAATCTTAAACACAAAAAGCGTCCATTGGGAATCAGCGATATACATGATGTTGCAAGAATTGATGTTTCCATACTGCGGAATTTAAGTCAAGGTGAGGAAGTAATTAATTGGGGAGCTTTCCCAATGCTTCGTATGCCTTTGAGAGAAACGAAGCCCGGAGTTGATGGTGTGGCCGTTCCGACAAAGGAAGCAGAAGTAGGCGAACAAGCAGTATTGGAGTTTGACCCGGAACACCCGGAATCGAAGCCCGACTGGCTTGACTCTGCGGTAGCTGAACCGATTAATTCACTTCTTGCCTGGATTGCGAAGAAAGTCGGTGAGATATATCGTGCGGTTAATGCTGGTGGACAATCATCGATGGAAACGTCTACAGCGGTAAAATCGGGTGCAACGTTAAAAGCAGAATTCCAATTACTCAATGCTTCACTTGTAAAGAAAGCAATCAATCTGGAACAGGCAGAAACAGAGACTTTGCGATTATGGTGTAAGTGGGAAGAACGAGAGGAGGATGTAAAGGAGACAAGTGTTGAAAGAGCAAGAAGTTATGATGTTGACGATTTGACTTCTGCACTGGAAAACGTATTGACTTCATTAGTGATCGTAACATCGAAGAAGTTTAATGAAGCAATGCAAAAACAGGTTGTCCGTGATATGATGCCTGCTGCTGATAATGATGAGTTAAAAGAAATTGATGATGAAATCGAAGAATCTGTAGAAACACCAGTTCAGGGAGCGACGGAACCAACCGAAGAGGATCTGGAAGAAGAAGATGAACGATTTCAATTTAACGAAGAAGAAGAGGAGGAGGAAGAGGAATAATGTTTAATAAACTTGATCTATATATGAGACATCGGCCTGATATGAAATCTGGGGATCTTGTTGAATTTGGTTCTTCTTCAATGATCGGGAAAGCTATTAAATGGTTCACTAAAAAAGATGTCAATCATTCTGCTTTCCTATTTCGCATTGACTCTTTCGTTGGCCTTAAGGACAGAGTATTTGTAATCGAAGCATTAAATGAAGGACTTGAGATAAATGCCCTGTCCTCAAGGATCAAGGAATATGCCGGAATGGTTTATTGGTATCCTTTGAAAAAGAAGTATGAAGCATTCCGTGACCCAATGTCTTCGTTCGCTTTCATGATGGAAGCAAAGACAGTTGAGAAGCGATATGACTATGTCTCGTTATTCGCAAATATGTTCGGTAAAGTTTCGATAGACGCAAAAAGGTTTTTCTGTTCTGAGTTTTATCATGCATCAATGATTTATGCCGGAATGACTATTGCAAAGAAAGCGCTGAGACCGGGAGAGTTTGAAGAATTGGGCTTCCACGATAGCAGATTTACGATTGGAGAGGATATATCATGATAAAAACAAAAAAGAAGAGAAGTCATATTGCACAAATGCTTAATCCGAAAACCGGACGTTATGTGAAAGTCAATAAGGATAAGGGGACTATCCTTCGCTATAAGCAAACTCCGGGACCTTATAAAGGAGTGCCAATAGCGCGTAAACAGAAGAGGAAGAATGCAGTATAGGTTAAAGCGGGATCTGGTGATCCCGTCTGGAACAGTATTTAAAAAGTCCCCGAACAGGTTGATGCTTGGAGCTGGCTGTCACGAATGCCAATTATTTACTCCTGACAAAATGTGCATTACTACTTTAGTTTGCAAATTACAAAATAGCGAAATATTCGAAGAGGAATTCGAAGAAGAGGATATCGAAGAAATCTAATGGCTGTTAGCCCTACACAACTTGTTTCAATGGTTCGCCGAGAACAGGGAAAAATTAACTCTGTAGAAGCGGAACATATCAAACGGTTATCCAGCACTATAAACGAATTGGAGAAAAATATACGCAGTTATATGGGACAGCTGCAAACGACCGCTGGCGGCAGGCTGACAGGCGTCAAAGTCAATTTAAAACAGGCTCAAGCGATACACAAGAAAATGTTAGTGGAGTTTCAAACAACGTACGGCGTTGCAGTAAGAGATATGGTCGATGATTACGACGAACTCTCCGACTTTATTGAAGGGAGTTTTAAATCGCTTGATAAGTCAATTAGTTTTTCAGGATACGATCAAACAATGATGGACCTTTTAAAACAACAGAGTTACGATGACTATATGCAATATGGCACCGCAGCTCAAAACCGAATTGCTACCGGTATGTATAATGCCGTTATAGCAGGGCATTCCAGAGCCCAACTTGAACAACTGATTCGGGGAGTTTTAACAGGCCATAAAGATGTCCGTGGCCGGCCAATGGAAACTTATGCTAAGCAGCATACGAAAGATGCTGTCATGAATTTCTATAATGAAGTCCATCAGAAGAAAGCCGAAGATGTTGGTTTGAAGCATTTTATGTACTTCGGTGACATTATAAATACTTCACGGGATTTCTGTCGTATCCGTGTTGGGAAGTACTATACGAAGAAGACAATTAACTCTTGGAAACATGCATGGACAGGGAAGCGAGGGAACGCATGGGATTATAGAGGTGGTTGGAATTGTCGGCATCATTGGAGAGGCATCGATCCTGATTGGTTAGAAGAAGATGAATTCGGGCCAATCGAAGAAGATGAAATGGCTGCCTATATGGAAGAAGATAATTTTTCGGAAATAAAGGCAACCATTTCAGAGAAGGAAGGTTTAAAAAGACAACATGCCGCATCACTTGCAAAGAGTAAAACGCTCCGTGCACAGAGAGAAAAACTAAAAGGGTTACAGGTAACTCCTGCGCGGACTCAGAAGATAAAGGATCTGCGACAGGAGTTAATTGCGGAGAAGGGAATCCGTGATAATATAAAGGGTGGAGTTGTCAAGGCAAAGACCGATCTTGCGAAACAAGGGAGGAAAATTAAAAGAGACGTAGCGGAAGGAGTAACACCAAAGGCTCTGACGAAGGCTGAATTAGAACCGGTAACTGTGAAAGCGAGTGCCAGTGCAAAGGACTTAGGTATTAGCAGCATTCAAGATAGAAGTATGAGCCGAAAGAAATTCAAGGATTTTGATAAACAGGTTGTAACTCCTTTCAAAGAGCAAATGAGTCATATTGCAAACATGGGTGATGGGAGTATCGGAAAGCAATTAAAAGATATGCCGTTTAACGTTGAAGTATTTAACGAATCCGAAATTCCTCGTGCCCTTGCTAAGAAGACAATGGAAGCTTCTTATAATTCCGGGAAAAAGAGAATCCGGTATGCTATTAAGGGTGACAGTTTACTTTGGAAGAAAGGAGCACCGAGATCTGGTTACTGGAGAGTATCCGAACATGGCATTAGCACTTATAGTCATGAGGTTGGCCATCATGTGCAAGATGTAGTTATGGATAAACGTCTTGTTTCCAGATGGAATCAGACATTTCATAGTCAGCCGGAAAGTTGGTGGAAGACAAATCTCTCTCAGTACGGTAGTCTTAATGCAGAGGAAGCATTCGCTGAATCGTTTGCTGCTTTTACTAATACGAAATACAAGAGGGGCATGCTTCCAAAAGACGTGGAAGGATTCTTCGATGACTTGTTCGGTGTCAAGCAAGCGAAGAAGTTGGCTAAAACGGTTGTTAAAGAAGCGGTAGAAGCAACTGCGGAAGTCAAAAAAGCTTGGTCTCAAACTCTTTATCACGGAGCGAATGAAGCAGGATATGCTAATATTCCAAAGGAAGGTTTTAAGTTTAGTTCACAGTCAATATTTGGGAAAGGCGTTTATTTTACTGATAAAAAAACAGATGCAGCTCAGTGGGCATTTTCAGATAAAGCTATATTTAAAGTCAAAGCCAACGTGAAAAATGTTATGACTGTTGACTTCACTGATTTGAGTCCGTCTGGATTAGAGACGATTAAGGAGTGGAGTGATATCCAAGCTTTGGGTGGAGAAAAGGCGCGACAAGCTTTTTTAAAAGCTGGATATGATGGTTATTCAATAAAATTAGCGTCTGGCGAAACTCATTTTATTGTGCTTGATCCAAAGTTAATAGAATTAAAAAAGGTATAAACAATGATTACACCACCTAATTGTTATAAGCGGAATTGCAAACACTTCCTCGGTGTTCATAATGATTCTGATCCGTTTGATGAATCTGCGGAAGTAGTTAATTGTCTCGCTTTCCCAGAAGGCATTCCTGATGAGATTGCTTATGGTGTTGATAAACATTTAAAGAAAGTCAAAGGACAAGTAGGAAAATTTGTATTTGAAGAAAGGGAATAAATGTATAAACCAAAATATTTTATAATAGAGGAATTAGTTTCGAAAGACGAGTATTCCCAATATCACTCGCAGTACGGTGATAGACTTTTTCTTCTGTTTGACTATAGGATTTTAATTACTGCCGATATGTTGCGCGAACTTTTCGGACCAATTGTATGCAACACTTGGCATTACGGCGGATCCAATCACTACAGGGGATTCCGACCATGGCACGTTTGGGTTGGCGCAGTAATGAGTCAACACAAATTTGGTCGGGCTCTGGACTTAGTTCCGGTAAAATTGTCAGCCGAAGAAGTTCGTCAAGACATAATCGCTCACCCTACAAGGGAAGCATATCAACACATCAAGGCGATTGAAGACGGAGTCGGTTGGTTGCACATTGATTGCAGGAACGAAAAAGAAGGACGCCCTCTACTTCGGTTTGGGGGAGGTCCAGTTACATCTGGCAAGGGAGATTCGGATGAATCGAATCGGTAGTATTAGTCAATTGCAAAAGTCAATAGCTAATATCTCACTTAAACTTTTAAACGTCCCCGGACGGGGCAAGGAGGCTTAACATGCCATGGATATTGAAAGTCGATGAGGAATCGAAAGCACCAGTATTGGAAGACGGGAAACCAGTTTATATCGACCCGGATGGGAAAGAGTTGGCTCTCGATCCCCCTGCTATGTACCAGAAGATCATTGATCTGGGTGCAGAGAGTAAGGGGCATCGGATCAAGAAGGAAGAGCTGAGTACGCAACTTGAATTATTTACGGAAGTGGAAGATCTGCCGAAGTGGAAGAAAGATGCAGATGCGGCGCTGGAACAGGTTGCGAATTTCAAAGATAAAGACTGGCTGAAGGCTGACAAGGTTGAGAAACTGAAATCGGACATGAAGACTGCGCATGAAGAAAACATCGCTGGTATCCAGAAGTCCTTTTCTCTAAAGGAAGCGGACTTCACCGAGAAGATCGGTAAAAAGGATATCCAGATTCGCAAGCTCATGATCGATAATAAGTTTGCTACCCATCCTTTGTTCAGCGGGAAAAACCCAAAGTCGAATGTTTTACCGGCAATGGCGGTTGACCATTTTGGGAAGCAGTTCAAAATCGAAGAGGCTGAAAAGACTGGGGAATTGACTCTGACGGGATATCACACAAATGGTGATATTGTTTACTCGAAAGAGCAACCCGGAGAAGTGGCGGATTTCAATGAAGCAATGCTTCTCATCTTCGATAAGCATCCCAATAGAGAATCAATGCTGCCAAGTGGGCCTCCCGGTTCTGGTGGTGGTGGTGGAGATGGTGATGATGATACAACTAATCTCACCGAAATCGGCAAACTCGAAAAAGAATATGCTGCCGCTCGAGAAGCGAAAGATGCGAGAAAGTCGATTGCTTTGAAAAACCAAATATTCGAATTAAAAAAGAAGCAAAAAGGTTAGAGCGCGGCATAGCAAACCATTGAAAAGGAGTTAATTTAAAATGGCAAACGTAAATGCAGCCGCAACAACTTGGAATTGTCCTAACTATACTGGGGAACTCTACCTGATCGGCGCGAACCAAACGCCGTTCCTGAATATGATTGGAGGTCTTCAGGCTGGTGCAATCAGAACGGTATCCGATTTTCAGTTTCCGTTGGCTCAACCGTGGTCTCTTGAAGCACCGAGCCAGCCGGCTATTACGGAAACCGCATCCTTGACTGCTCCCACTCCGTGGACTTATGTGAGAGATCAGGATGTCAATACCGTTCAAATCTTCCAACGCCAGGTAAGTGTATCCTACGCGAAGCAATCCGTTGTGGGCCAGGTCACGGCCGATGCCACGACCAAACTGATCGACGTTACCGGTGTGCAGCCCGTGCAGAACGAACGGGATTTCCAGATTTCCGCGCACATGCGTCAGATCGCAGTCAACGCGGATTACACGTTCCTTAATGGTTCGTATGCGCAGGCGACGTCAGCTGCTGTGGCAGCTAAAACCAGAGGAGTCATTACGGCCTGTGCAACCAATAGCGTGAATGCTGCCGCTGCTGCGCTGACCAAAGGCCTCATTGATCAACTGCTGAGAACCATGGCAGGTAACGGAGCGGAGTTCATCAATCCGGTTATCTTCGTGAACGCCTTCCAGAAGCAGAAGATCAGCGACATTTATGGTTATGCGCCGCAGGACAGGAACGTTGGTGGTTACAACATCAATCAGATCGAGACCGACTTTGCAATCCTCGGTATTGTGTGGGCGCCCAATGTTCCGGCTGCCACCCTGCTGATCGCCGACCTGTCGGTTTGCTCTCCTGTATTTCTGCCTGTACCGGAAAAGGGAGTTCTGTTTTACGAAGAACTGTCGAAAACCGGTGCGTCTGAAAAGGGTCAGATTTATGGGCAGCTTGGTGTTGACTATGGTCCCGAGGAGTATCACGGAACCATTACAAGCCTGGCCACTTCGTAATCAATCCTTGACTCAGAAGTAGTTTTATTTTTTTGTTTGACTTTACTTCAATTAACTGTTAAATGAGGAGGTTACGAAATGTCTTATGAAACTGTAAGAAATTGGATGAAAACGAACCCTGCGGTTCCGCCCCAAATGCGTAAGTGGGCAGAAGGGATCGACGGTTCTGTTACGTGGATCACAACGACCACGACCACCAGTACTTCTACGACGACCACTACGAGTTCTTAATTTTTCCGGTGGTTAGGACACAACGTCGAAAAGGAGTAGAAAAATGACAAGAAGATTTTTCAGGGCAACACTGCCCACCATCGTATGGAATCCAAAAGAGGATAGAGCTTTGGCGGAATTTGTCAACGGTCAATTTACTACCGAAGACGAGGAAGTCGCTGAAACCCTTCTTTCTCTCGGCTATCCAGAAATTGGTTTGGATGATGAAGCGCCACCCATGATTATCCCCGCACCTGTTAAAGAAATCGGCGATGTGCCGATTATGCCGGGACAAATGACCGAACAATCGGCGGCGAAGAAGATCCAAAGGGATGGCATCATGGCCAAGGAGAAAAAACCGGAGGCAACGGACGCTGACACGTCTGAATCAACATCGTCCTCCGGTGGGACCAGTGAGAAGTCAACTGCTTCCAAGCCGAAAAAGAAATCGGCGAAGAAGAAGAAGGCTCCCGCAAAAAAGAAGTCAAAGCGATCCATTAAAAGGAGAACGTAACCAATGGCTGTCACATTTTATTCTATAGATGATGACATAGTCAAGATCCGGCCAAATATCTTGGGTTTGGGTGTGTCTGATTGGGAAGAGAAACATCAAAAGGCGTTTGCCATTATTAACCGTACCCTTATAGCTCGATGGTACATGACGGTTGCGGATGATAATGATATTGACTGGCGAACGACTGAATTCGATCCCGGTAAAATTGATGTTACACAAGTCAATGACTTGTCGTGTTACAAGACTCTTGAGCTTTGTTACATGCATCTCATGAAAGACGCACCTGAGCCGGATGGTTTTGAACGGCAATCCGATATGTTCCGTAAACGTTATAACGAAGAGTTGCGCGAAATCTTGGCACTTGGATTAAATTATGATTGGGACGAGGATGATGAAATCTCGGCCGAAGAAAAATACCAGCCAAGCCAACGTAGATTAGTGCGAGTTTAGTTATGCCGGAATCATTGGAGATAAAAAATCTTGACCGCCTTATGGGGCGAATCAGTCATGCCGAGCGAAATTGGCTTACTCGGGAACTGATGGCCAAGATCGGTTTGTACATTACTACCCGCATTGCTGCGCGGACTCGTGTCGGTAAAGATGTTGAGGGGAATATGTTTAAACCGTACTCTGCGAGTTATAAGTTATTCCGAAAGAAAACTGGCCGTACGACGGATATTGTCAACTTAACTTTAACAGGCGAGATGATGGCGTCAATGACTTCAGAAGTATTAAGTGATCATGAAGTCAGGGCATTCTTTATGTCCGGTTCAGGTGGTAAAACGGACAATCCATCAAAAGCCTTTTTTATCCACACTGCGCAGAATAGGAAATTCTTCGCTCTGAGTGAAGTAGAACAAACTCGGATTTTACAAATGGTTACTGACCATTTTAACGACATTTTATTTGAGGCAACGTAATGGCAACAGACAGTGTACGTGAACAGATTCTTGTTTGGGACGAAGCACTTCTTAATAGCATGGGCGTAATTCAGTCAGTCGCCCGGAAGATGCCAGACATGGCAACGCTTAAGAACTTTGCCATTACACAGTTTCCTATTGTAGCAATCGTTGGACGCCTCCCTGTCCCGGTGGAGCATGTCAAAGGCCGCAAACCGGGAGGCGTGGACCTAATAAAGTTCCGGATGAAAGTTGACTTGTTTGTATATATTCAGGATGCAAAGACTCCGGACACAACGATTTCTAATCTTGCCGATGATATCTGGGCGAAGCTTTATTCTGATCAGACGAAAGGCGGACTTGTAACTGAAGTCAAGGTCGGCCTTGTGGAAGGCACGGAATACTGGGATCCCTTTGCGGCTTTCCAGATAACTGATAACTCGATTTACTACCGAAACACAGGAGGTATTTAAAATGCCAACACCTGCAAATGTCTCAAATCTTG